GCTTGTAGAGGTTATTAGAGTGCTTAAACAATTCAGCAATTTCTGCCTGAAACTTAAGTTTTACATAGTCACCAAGATCATCTGTGGAGTTTTGACGATTCTTGGTATCTTGTTTACGAAGATCTGGAATAGGAATATTTTCGGTGATTAGATTTGTGTCAGCATACCTTTGTGAAAATTCCTGAAATGTAAAGGACCTGTGTCGAAGTATCTGAGCTGCGATACCACGGTTAGTTTCAATCTCAAGACTCATAGAAGATTGCTCAAACACAGACCAATGATTGTGCTTAATACAATAACGTAGCAAACCCGCATAGTTTTCAGAATCCTGATTCTCTGGATTACTAACTCTCGCAATAAACGCCATTGTTTGTTCTGCATCGGGAGTCACGCTGATAAGTTTTACAGTCATTTCTTTCCAAATCCTTTTGATGTTTTTGATTCAAGTTCTGCGATTTCTTCCTTAAGCGTTCGCAGTTGTGTTTTCATCTCTCTGATTTTTTCATCAGTATAAAGATTTTCTTGTTTTACCAATCTTTCTAAAAGTTTAATGAGTTCTCGTGCTCTACTGGTCATCTAAATCAGAATCCTCAAAAATTTCGTCGTAATCTAACACTGGTCTTTTTCTGACTTCTGGTTCTGTATACTTATTATACGCAGAAACATCAGAATAAACTTCTGCTTTCAGAGAATCAACCAAGAGTTCTAAATTACGAACAAGAAGTTTTAGTTTGTCTTTATCCATAAGTTACTATTCTCTTCAGGCATTTTACCATAAAAAAAGAGGGGCAGTCAACCCCCCGTTTCATTATGACTTGCTTAACAACTCCCTACAAATTCTTTTACAAGTTTGTTTTTCATCATCACACTCAATCAAACAATTAAAATAATCATTAACTAAGTCGTTCTGTTCATTAGATCGTTCTACTGTCTCCTCAAATTGTTTCCATCCAGCTAATTGATTGTAAGAGATTAGGTTGTGCATAATAACCTCCATGCACATAGAATAACATAACAAAGGGGTTTTCGTTCATACGCTTCACCTCTATATTCTACTACTATCTAGGTGTTTTGTGTTGATTCCTTAACAATAATTTATACCTACGAGTTTATACCTATAAAAAAAGGAGGAGATCAACCCCTCCGATTTCTACTTAAATAAAAATTGAATATAAAGCGACAATAAAACAAGTACAACCGCAGATCCTGCGGCAATTTGTAATACTGCGAACATCACTTTGCTCCAACGAGTTGTGCTAGTTGTGCTTGGTGACGGCGCTCTTCTTTTTGTTTTTGCTCTTTAATGATTTGAAGGAAGTTAAGTTTTTTCACTTGTGCCCCTCCTTTACAAACTTAACACCACGATAGGTTTCGTTGTATTGTTGGGCTTGTTGTTGCATTTGCTGTTGGTATTCAATACGCTTTTGAGTATCGTATTCAACACCACGATATACGACTTTAGACATTAGGTTTTCTCCTTAATTTTGAGGCTAAAGAGCGTTCCTTCAGTCGGCTTTTGCGTCTATTTTGCACTCTTTTGGAGTAATCTGTTTGATTTCCCAAACCAAGTCATTTTTTGCTTGTTTTGGAATATCAACTTTATGAATTCTCCCAACCATTAACTGTGCTTGAAGGCAAGTTAAAAGAAGTGTTTCCATAGATGAACGACCTATAAGTAGGTTTTAATCCGTTCCGAGTCGGCTTACTTCCGTCTGGTTTCCCAGATGAACGATGAGAGTATTATACTCCCTTTCGTGGATATTTATCAAGTATGATTTGTATCATACGATACAAATTTATAAAATCTTCGCGTGAGAAAATTTTGCCGGAATTTTTTGCCCCTTCTGGGGAATCACTTACGCTTTTTCTTTTCGGGTGCCTGATATCCCCAGAGTTTTGGATTAATCTTTCCATAACCCCAGTCAATATTACGAACTACTGGACCGAGATTATCGTAATACATATCAAACAAATTAGATCTCTTTCCACAGCGTGTTAAATCATAACAAGTTTTACCATCAATTTGATAAGTGACTATGTAAGCATCAGTTGGAACTTGACTGTCTTTTGCTTCTTCTAGAGTACAGTTTTGTTTGATAACTTCACACCCATATTTTGATTTAAACAATTCCTTTTCTTCGGGAGTCCAGGCATGGTTTAAATCTTTATTGGGCGCCTCTCCTTTATCTGATGGCATCTTTGGTTTTTCTATAAGATTTTTTTCCATGATAATAACTTCAAAAATTTAGATTAACTTCTACCGCCCCACTGAATGTCTGAATACGCTTCAGCAACAATTTCTTTTGTAAGATTATATTTTGTATTCAACTTTTTATCTTTCACCAGGCAAAGAATTTCTGCTTCAAGAGGATGAAGACCTTCAAGGATATTAATAAACATTGTCTCACGACGAATATTATTCAACGAATCATTACCACCTTTGATGAAATGATAAAAGTTTTTGTATTCTCTACTAATTGTGGTATGCCCTTGCTTATCACTCGATCCGATTGAAAAAGATCCAGTTTCGTGCATCTTACGAACTTCTTCAGAAATCTTCGTTGTAAGAGACCCGCTGTAAGAAGTTTGGTCTGAGTATCCAGAATATGGCACCGCACCTTCTGGAAGCATTGAAATTACTGATTCATCAAAATTCCAAATAAAGATTGATTTCAATGCGACATGCTCATACTTTCTAAGAATTTCTACCTTCTTGGAATTTGTTTTTTGTCTTGATACAATATCTAATACTTCAAAGACAAACGGGTTGTTTGGCAAACTTGGAGTTGCAGTAACTCTAGCAGTAGTTGCCTTTGAAGTGGTCTTTTTAACGGGTGTTTTTGCTTTAGTTGTCGTAGTCATATGATGAACAAAATGTTGAATAATGTTAAAGTTATTTATTGACTATTCTTCGTCTTCCTCTACTTCAAACTCATCTTCAAAGTATCCTTGCTCAAATCGTACTGATACGATTTCTTGATCGATTAACTCACCATCCTTATCATAAAACTCTGGATGGTATGCAATTTGTTTTGGACCTTCTTGGTGATTCATCATGTATTCTCTGGCAACCCAACCAAGCATTACTCCCACAATCAGAAACAATACTGTTAGAAAAGAACCGAATACTAAACTGATTGCTAACATGTGTTTGCTCCGGGAAACTACTTTTTCTTCCTTGATATAAAGGAAAACTCAAAATAGATGGTTACCTCCCGATTTAGAAAGCAAACCATCTTCTCAAAGATGATGTGAAACGGTTGAGTCTGCTTTCTTTTGCCTCCATTAAGTATAAGTTCAACACCACGATTAAAGTGGTCTTCCTTTTTATTTAGGTCAAGATTTGATGATTTGTTTTTCCTTGAGGAATTTGATTGTGTCAACTGATCCTCCTAATTTTTGTTCATCACAAATAACTTGTGGGAAAGTAGAGCCTTCGCCAAACTCGGCATAAAACTCATCTCTGGTAAAATGCTCATTGAGATTATATACTACAAAGTTACTTCCTGTCAACTCAAGAACTTGTTTGACTTTATAGCAGTATGGGCAATCCTCTTTAGAATATACAGTAAAGTTCATAATTTGTTATAATTTTTATATTAATTTATAATAGAAAAAAGGAGGGTATAAAAACCCTCCTTATTATACCACCAACTCACCTCTCCCACCACAGAGAAGTGGTCTTCATTCCCAAAGTTACAAGGATATTGAAGACTTGAATATTATAAAGGAAATTCAAAAGGTTGTCAACCGGTTGACGAAGTGTGTTTTTATAAGTAGACTAGGTTTGTTGCCGTTGAAGATAAGTTATAACTTAATTAAGGTTTAGGACCTAAAAGACTCTCATTCCAAACTTCTTTGAGTTCTGTTGTGATCTCATCAACGGTTGTTCCAGTTATTTCTGCTTCAGTAACAATATTGGTTGCATCACGAAGTGCTTGTTTTTGAGTCTTAATTTCTTCAGTATCAGTACCAAATTCAAGTGCTCTTACAAAATCCACATCCAGTTTTTCTAGAAGTGGTTTTCTCACCGCTCTCATCTTATCTTTTTGGATTTCTTTTGCTTTATCTACGTTAATCTTGATCATTTCTTGTACTCCAGTACCCAGTCTTCATAGTCCATACCGTATCCTGTCGGTTCTCCAAGTTCTTCTACATCAAGTTCCCAAGCATTAAAAAATGTATAGTCATTTGATACTTCTTCTTCATTTACAATCCAAAAAGGTTGCCCAGTTGGAGTATCCTTAAGAGCAATTTCAGTGATTGTATAATTTTCAAGTGCTTCTGGTGTTGGGTATCCTACTGCAACTCCACCAAAATCATTATGCATAAGAATTAATTGTGCCATAATTATTTTAAGACTTGTGAATATTTATAAATTAACGGAAAATTGCTACATTACAACTATTAACATCAAAAGGAACACTACTAGATGGGTTACCAGTCACAATTTTTAGTGAACCAGTTCCAAATGCTGAATAATTTCCAGAGTTTAGGTTTGGTCCACCTTGTCCAACCTGATGAACTAATCCTTGCCCACCACCTTGAGAGATGGAGACCGTTGGACAATAGTTAGAATCTGGCATAGAACTTGAAAAATTGATTGTATAATTTCCAGTACTATTTCTAGTTACACTGGTTACATTAGCACTACCACGAATAGATCCACTTGTTCCATCAAAGTTCACCCAAACACGACATCCATAAGCCGTTGCTACTGAACCATATCCAGAGTTAAATAATAAATTTCCATTAGAGTTCAATTGCATTTGAACTCCCAATTCACCATTATCAGGTTTGACTTGAAATCTCAAATATCCACCAGTATCTGCAGCATTTCCAACATTAGTATTTGTATAAGACTCAATAACTGCCTTAATACCAGGATTGCCTGTTAGATTGGTTCCAGATACTTTATTTCCAAAAACAATCGAACCAATTCTTGATGCACTTGGATTTGCATTTGGATTTACAAGTGCTAAACAACCGTCAGCAGGATTAGTTCCAGAAGCAGTTCCTGAAAAAGTATAAACTAATTGATTAGCGTCCTTACCCCAATTTAAATCTGATACTGTTACTCCAGCACCAAAAGTTGCTTCACCTCTTACGTCAAGTGTTTTTACAGCACTTATTGTTCCTATACCCAGACGACCATTACTATCAAACCTAGCTGCTTCTACACCACCTTCACCAAACGCTATGGTATCAGCAGAAGGAAAGAATATACCGGTATTACTGTCACCTGTTGGACTTATAGATGGAGCTGAAGTGCTACCGGCAGCAACGGTTGTAACACCAGTATTTGTAATGCTTGTAGCAGTTACAGTAGTGGCAGTTACTGATGTAAAAGTAGAAACCCCAGAAGAACTTAAAGTATTATTACCAATCTTAATCGTCCCTGACTGAACATCCAAAGCACTCGTTGGTACTGACGTTCCGATACCGACTCTACCAGTGGAATCTTGATAGACTCCGCCAGTACCAGATTGATGTAACCAACGATTGAATCTTATATCAGACATTTATATGAGTTTTTAGTAATTGGGTCTGGTGGAAGAGGTTCATTGCCTTCTTCTAACCAGAGAAGATATTCTGTTGAGGTCTCGACATTGTGCCATTCGTCTGTTCCTATTTTATTTGCAGATGACCTATCTTGATTTAATTTAAAATTCATAACTTTATCTCCTTATAATTCGGCAGAAGCTCTAATGCGAACGTAAGTATGACCACACACTTCACCAGTAGAAAAGTTTCCGGATGTTCTAGAAGCTACAGATGAAACGGCACCCACTGTTGGAGCTTGATTATTACCATAAGTTACAGCAGTACTGCCCCCATTATAATATATAAATCCAGAAGCTTGATATGCTGTATCATAAGTAACTACGGATGGACCAGTTCTCATTAATGGAGAAAGAGGTATGCTAAAATAACCATTAGTTGAACCAGGATACATATTAACTGTTCCCCCATTATATTCTTTTATTTGATAGTATCTTTCACATAATGCTAACTCTTGCCCAAAACTTCTTCTCTCAAACGGGGTCGCAACTGTACCGGATTCTAATTGAACTCCTGTGATAAAAAAGGTAGCATTAAGAGTTGAAATCCACTGAGTTTGTGATGATGTTGCTAATTCTACACTTCCTGTCCATGTATTATTTGTTGCCTGATAGTCTGTACCAGCACCTAGTGTCCACGACATATTCATACCACCAGAGTTGGTCTTTTCCCAAGTTCCAGTAGTATCTCCACTAATAATAATGGTTTTATACTCCCAAGTATCGGGAGAGTTAATTGAATAATTTATTGGAATAGCACGACTGTCGGCATAGTTTGTAAGTGCGACACAATATGTCCCCGATATACTAGATTTTACCCAGAAAGATAAAGTTGCTGTTTTAGCATTGGTAGTTCCATAGTGTAAATCGGCAACGTTATATCCCTCAAATCTATGACTAATAGAAGCGTAATCACCAGCAGCAATAGTGGCATCGGCGGTGGTGACTTGTGCTCTTAAAGCATTTGAAAAACCTTGACCAGTTGGTACGTCAGATGTTTGAATACCAGAAATAACACA